CACAGGGGGTCTCCTACGTTTTGGGTTAACTGGTTGATGAGTTTCGACCGCATGATGTCCAACATAGCTAAAGCCTCCACAGGAGTCACCCCGTCTGCCGCCCACGACACGGAGAAGTTGCCCGCGCTGTCTTTGTTTCGAATGATAGCCAGACCACCAACACCACCAGAATCCCTCACCTTTTCAGCAAGCTCCGCCACACGGTTTGTGGTGAGATTTTTGAATAGGTTAACGACTGCGTTCATGCCTATATATTGGAGGCAAGTTGGACGTTTGGCAATGCCCCCGCCATTTTGGCCTCGGCCCATTGCACGACTTGGGCTGCGGTCTTGCCGCGGAGGATAGTGGGGTTCGCCTTGATGGCACCTGCACCAACCATGTCAGGCGTCACGGGATGGTTGGCGGGGGCATTCAGGACGTTCCGTGCGCTGGGGCCGAGAAACCACATCAAATAGCGCGTGCCGTCCGTCAGGGGGAGGTCACTCTTTTGGAGCATGTGGTCATTCTCGTCTAACAGGAAATGCGTGGCCTTTTCCATGAAAGCGGGGTCGCGGCGCTTTTCCAGCTTCTGTTCCGGCGTCCAGCCTTTGTGCTCCGGCCACAGTTTGTCAAACACAGGGAGCCATGTTGCTGGAACGAACTGGCCTAAACCGACCGCATTTGAGGTTTTGGCAGCAGCATTGGGGTTGTTGCCGCTTTCAACGTGGAAGAGCTTCTGGATGAAGTTGGTGCGGTCAGATGCGGTTGGCATAGGCTTCTGGTCTGCGGCGCTGTTTGGAATCACGGGGGCATCCTCTCTGTTTAGGGTTGGTGTGTTTGTGGCGGGGTGTGCGGCATAGTAATCCTGCGCACCGAGATAATTACCTAACGCACCACCGCCCGCAAGAGAGGCGGCGATGATGGCTGCTTCGGGGCGGCTGGCGAGTCTGTTTTTGGCTGGGTCAACCTTGGACAATCCATCTTTGACCGCTTTACCCGCCCGCTGCAGCACCGAGGGGTTGTTAGGGATGGAAGCAGCGCCAGAGAGGGCATTCAGGACTTGACTTGTGGGGCCTGACACGCCGCCGCCACCGGCCGCACCGCCGCCAGAAGAGAGAGCTTGAACCACTTGCAGGGCTTTTGGGTTGCCCGCCAAAGCCTTTTCAACCGCCGCATTCACGAAGTAAGGATTCTGGTTCACATAACTTTGGAAGAGGCGGTTAGCGCCGAGACCAGCTGCAACTTTTGGGGCAGCAACCACCGCAGCGGAAGGGTTCATTAGCGCCCCACCAACTGCTCCGCCGCCAGCCACCTTTTGGAAAGTGTCAGAGCCACCTTTGATTGGCATCATCTTTCCGATGCGGGCAAGGTCAACAAGGTCGTCTTGGCCAACAGGCGTGCGAGAGGCTTTGATGTACTTGCTGGCAGCCACACGGGACATGAGGTCGGTAGGGTTCACGACCCCGTTCTGGGCTTTTTCAAGGAGAGGTTCGACCGTTTTGAAGTTTCGGTATTGACGCCGGACTGTTCCCAAAGCCGCCTGCTCATCACCTGAAAGGGCGGAGGATGCTAGGTCGTCCACATGTTCCAAAAGGTCGCCAAGGGCGCTTTTGGCGTCACCGCTGGCTCTGGCCATGCTTCGAACAAGCTGCGACCTGAAACTTGAAAGCGCCTCGCCTGGTATTTGGCTCTTTTTCACCATCGACTTCAGGTCGGAGATATTGTTTTCCAAAACACCAAGCGTTTCCGGCCCGTAGGTGTTTTTTGAGGATTTCAGCAGGTCGTTGACACCTTGCAGAGCGGCCTTGTCAGCTGTAACGCTCTTGCCAGACAGGATGTTATCAAACTCTTTTCCAGTACGTTCTAAAAATCCTTGGATTACTTCGGGGTGAAGGGAATCGGCATCCTCACCCAATGTTTTCACAAGGGCTTTATTCCACGCCGCACGCTGGTTTGTGGTGAAGTCGTCCACGCCGCTAAATGGAAGCTCTTGGCTGATCTTTTGAACCGTGTTTCGTACCTTGCTCGGCGCCACCTGATCCAAAGACAGAGGGACTCCTAACTCCTTGGCTCGGGCCGCAACCTCGGCTGTGTCGGCGGCGGCTTCTGGGAATACGGCGCTCTTGACACCTTGAACGGCAGCAGGGCCAACAAACGAAGCGGCGATGCGAACAGGGGCCTCCCACGAAGTTCCTTTGATACCTGGCATCTGCCCAGCAAGCTCGCTGGTTACGCCACCCGCAAACCGTGAACCGTAGTTAATCGCCTTTTCAACCCCCGCCCCTGGAATCGGTGCCGCCATTGCCGCGCCGGACTCTATCAGCTTAGGCACAAATCCCTGCGCCTCTGGCATGACGGCTTCGCCCTGCTTGTTAAACACGTTCTGGCCAATTTTGGAGACGCCTTTTTCGAACCCGCCTTTGACGTCCTGGTATGTCGGCAGGCCGATGTCTTTGGCAAGGCTGCGATGCCCAGCCTCGCCGGTCGCCCAATCGACCCCCTTAGCCGCAAGGTCGTTTAAGGTACGGGGCAGGGCAACGACCCCCATTAGGCCCTTGGTAATACCCTCCGGCACCGCCATAGCGTAGTCGGCCATGCTGTTAGCCTCTGGCTGGCCCTGTGGTTTGGTTTCGGCCTTGGGTGCGGTAGCTAGGGGGGCGGCGTCCCACCAATTGCCCTGCGTGGCCGCTGGCTTTGTTTGGGCTAAAGGTGCGGAGTCCCACCAGTTTGTCATTAGGGTTTCACCCGTATTGTTCCATCAGGTGCCATAAACTGCGTGCCGGACGGGAGGGCTTGAAACTCTTGGGCGCTCGTGGGTTTGGCCATTTGGGCAGATGCGGCCGGTGCGGTTGGGGTGGTGCCACCAACGGTAGACGATACTCCCACAGTTGGAGGAGCGCCAATCTCACGGCCAAGCGATTGCAAGGTGGCCATCTTCTGTTCTAAGTACGAAGTTAAGGCCGCATCTTTTTCTTCTGGTGATAGGTTGGGGTCACCCAGCGACGCTTCGAGCTTCTCGCCTTCAATTTGCGTGAACTGGGCGCCAAAGGTTTCTCGAAGTTGCGGCAAGAGAACGTCACGGACGGTGGCCATGTACTTTGCGCGGTCGACTGCACCTTGCGAGACAGGTTGGCCCATCGCTCGCCGGACATCATTTACCTTGTTCTCAATCGGGCTGTAAGCAGCTGTCTTGGCAAGGGTACGGAGCTGGTCAATGGTCGCAGCAACCTGCGGCATTTTAGATTGAATAGACTTGTAGAGGACGGTCTTGTCGGCCTGGTCTTTAGCCACGCCCTCGTCATAAGCCAACTTTGCCTTTGGCGACATAGCATCAACCGTAGGAGTACGTTGCTTGGATGGGGCTGTACCGTAAACACTCTGCGCGGCGGTCGGTGGCGTTTGCGCCCCGCTGCCACCGCTTTGTGTGCCTGCGGGAGGCGGAAGGAGCGTTGTGTCTCCATTCTGGGCAGTTTGGGCAGGGAAACGGTTGGTGAGGGTGGGGTCATACTTTGGAACCACCGTACCGTCTACACCAACAATTTGCTCGGCTTTTTGTGCGGAAGTTAATGGGGCGTTGGCCTCAAACTCCTGCTTGGCCTTCATGGCGTTGATGTCGTTTTGGGTTTTGATTTGGTCACCCATCATCGTCGTAGCCACGTCCGTGGTTTCTGGGTTACCCGCAAGGGCCTGAATCACGTTATCAGTGCTGCCTGGTCGTGCGTTCCAGTTGATGGTCGTTCCATCTCCGTACTTTTTGGATTCGGCGGGGAGGTTCTTGCCAAGGTCAAGAGCATCGATCACCGCTTGGTTACGGGAATCTTGGGCGCCTTGGTACTGTGTCTGCAGGTCGCGCATATTCGCCCCCGCCAACCCCCCTGTCAGGGCTCGTGCGACCGCTTCAAGCGCACCGCCGCGGGCAGGCGCCATGCTGGTGCCGTTTTGAATCAGGCTTTGATTAGCCATGTAACTCGGATCGGTCAGCATCCGTTGTTGAAATGTCGGAGAGAGGGGGCGCATTTGCGGCATTAGATAATTCTCCCGTAATCAACAGCAAGGTAGCCGCCCACCACATGAACGGCGTCGGGCTTCATCAGCAGCACTTCCTGCGCCATTACACCCACCTGCTCCCCGCCACCTGATTTATAGCGGAAACGGTAAATGCCAAGGCCGTCCGGCGTGGCGCCAATGCGACGCACGTTCTTTTTCAGGCGGCGGTCGGAGTATTTCATCAACCCTGCGCCGCCAAGGCCACCAAGCGCCCCGTAGATAGAAGCCAGCTGGTTTGTGCGGTTCTGTTGGTTTTGCATCGCCACGTTGGTAGCCATGTTGGTGGCCCCGATAACGTCCGTGGGTTGAACGCTCGTTTGCGGCGAGTTGACGAAGTTGGGGTTTTGGATCTGCGTACCCGACATGAGCGCCGAGGCCTCGTTAAGAGGCGCATTGCGCTGGGTCGTGTACTCCTGAATCCCTTGCTGACGGGCCTGCTGGCCGATGTCAAAGAGACGGGATTGCTCGGAGCCACCAGCGGCAACAGCCTGATTGTCAGCGGTTTGGTAAGCGTCGGTCTTGTTACGGTTGAAGTCGTCCATAGCGCGGCTGTACGCCGTGCTGTCCATCGCTATCCCGCGGTTGGCAAGGTCGGTTTTAAGGGCGTCCTCTTGCTGCTTAAACTGCGGGTCAAGGCGCGAGTGGGCCTGCGACATGAGGGCGTCGATAACTTGCTGGCGGGCGCCGGAGTCGGCTTGTGGCGCGGCGGGGAGGCCAGCGTAGCTAAACGGCGTGGAAAGGTTGGCCTGAATCCGCCCCAGCTGCTGGTTCCCAAGGGTGGATGTACCAAGGTCAAGCGCGTTCTGCTGGTTAAGGATGCTCTGTTGGGTCGGGTCAAGGGTGGTCGTGGCTTGGAAGCGCGGCGTGCCGTCCGACCATGTGCCGATTTGGCTATAGGTCAGGTTTCCATAGGGAGTCACTTGGTTTGTGCTATTCAAACCAGCCTGCGAAATAGCAGTCTCCTTGTTCGCCACCGATTGTGCCTGTGCTGTGGCTGCAGGATCGGTCACAGCAACTGAACCGCCTTTTTTACCCATCGTCCGTCTCCTTGTTGTCTCTATTGTAAGCAAAGATTTGGGATTTGCACAACCACCTCTCGGCGTCCTCACGCAGAAGGCCATAGATTCGAGCGTCCCTGTCCCCAAATCCCCGCCGCATGACCCCTTCCAGTTTAAACCCAACCCCTTCCACGAGCTTGTGGGCGTGCGTGAGGCCCTCCGGCTGGTAGGTTGTTATGCGCTGGCACCCAAGTCCGAGAAAGGGGAAGGCCAGCATCTCGGCAAAGACTCGAGGCGTGGCCCAGCGGGGTGATTTAGCGGCAAGGCTCATGCAGATAACTCCGCAGGAGGGGTAGTAATCATGATAAACGGCCACCGCGATCAGGTCGCCATCCTTATTTTCAACGCCGATGGTGTTGCAGTTTGGCCCCCATGTGAAGTTTTGGAAGGGCATCAACTCGGCGGCCCAAGGGAGCAGTCTTGGAGACTCGCCGAGGATGATTTTCACAAGATACCGCCTTCCGTCCACGCCCAATCCGTACCGAGGTGGGATACCGAGATGGCGTCGGTGGCCACTTGGAACTTGAGGCTGGCGCACCGGCCGATCTCGTTGGCGCTTTCCCAATCTTGAATGGTGGTAACGCTGTCTGCCCAATCCGAAGTGTCCCATGCCCCCACGTCCCACTCGGTGCCGGAGGACTGCGAGGAGAGGGTGCCTTCTGGGAGAGTATCGTTGAAGTCGGTGTCGATGGTGTATTTGTAGGTCAGCTCCCCGTCGCTTTGGAAGATGGGGCGCACAAGGTTGAAGTGCTTGGTAGAGTTGCGGTTGCCGAAGTACTGGAAGGATTGCTTGAACTGCCCCGTAATCGCCGTGGTGTTGTCCGCCGTTCCCGTATCGAACATCCACACCCGACCGGCGCTGTCACCGAAATAGGCTTGGTCTTGGAAAATCGTCCACGCCGCTGCATCCAGCCCTGTGAAACGGCACCAAGCCTGCGTGTTGGTATTGAGGACATATTGGTACTTTGTGGCCCCCACGGGCACATTCACGATGGCCATGCGTCCTTGGGGGTAGAGCAGCCCCTCCCAGCCGAAGGTTGATTTGTACAGCTCGGCCACTTGGGTGACGGTTGGAGCAATGTTTTTGGAGATGGCCGTGGATGAAAGGCCTGTTCGGTCGCGGGAAAGAACGCTGCCCAAAGGCAAGATCCCGTCCTGCGTCAAGACGGCGATGTCGTTTGCAAACTTGAAAAAGGGTCTACGTCGCAGCGGAGCGCCGACACGATAGACCCCCACCAGACCCCAAGCGGAGGAATCACTTGGGTTGGTGCCTTGGTAGATCAAGATTTCACCCATCGATGTGATGAAAGCGATCAAGTCGTTAATCCCGCTGCCGCCGTCCCGTGTCCACGTCGCAGCCGCCACAATGTATCCGCCTAAACGGCAGAATGAGGCGAGGGGAAGTTTGAGGAGGTTGCCGGAGACGTTCCGCACGCTTTCCGCATACCAGACATTCAGGGAGTCTTTCTCAACGTAGAACGGGCGCTCTTTGAAGATGGTGACCTGAATCAGCTTAGTCTTGTCCAACCCGTCGCCAGTGAGCGCATTAGTTGACATCGTGGTGCCGTCGAAGATCTGCGGGCCGTCCGCACCGTTGACGAAGAGGCCGAAGGTTCCGCCTTCCGTACCAGCCTGAACACCCTGCCAGCGCCCGCTGGTAAAGCCTGTGGCTATCTCTGTGGATACCCCAGACGTGGTGCAGTCGTAGAACTTGCTCGACGAGGCCGCGAGGAGCTTGTTGGTAGAGACCCCGTGATACCCGAATATGGTCTCCACCGCGCTCGCCCCTACCCCTGTGTTGTGAATCGAGCTGCCACGGCGGAGTTGGATGCTGGTTTCCAGCGGAAAAAAATTGTCGAGCGTAATCGCTTCGTCGGCCCCCATCTGGCCAAGGTTCTTGATGGTAACCCAGCCCTTCGTCGCGGCTGGCAGCGAGAGAGAGCGTGCGTTGCCTTGGCGTTGGGCGGAAGGACGTCTCATTGGTTAAAATTCCCGTCAGGCAGGTTCCAAGGGCCAATCAGGACGGGGTCGGTGTTCTGGTCGATGGAGAAGGCGCCTTGCGGGTTGCTTTGGGCCACAGCCGTATCAGTCAATTCTTCTGCGTCGGCCCGTTCATCATCGTATGGGAGCCCCTTTTCACGCTTCCAGCGCCATTTCATCTCGGCTTTGAAACAGGCTTCTGGGAGAAGGAGAATGTCGGTGTCGGCGGCAAAGGCTGTTTGACCTTCGCCTGCTTCGCTCTTGCACCAGAAGTTTGAAAAATATTCCAGCCCCATAGAGTGTCCGGCAGCGGGAGCAGGATTCAAATAGATGGAATTGTCGAGGGTGTCGGGGTCGGTCATGAGGCGGAAGCGGTAAGTCGGGCCAGTGATGTTCCTAACCTTGCGGAACTCCCATTCTTGGGGTGAAGGCACGTTGCCCATGTACATAGCGCTGGTCAAATCCCACGCCGTCTCGCCTATCACGCGAGGGGAGGCGGGGTCGGCCTCCGGCAGAATCGTGGAAACGGCCCCTTGAAGCTCTGAACCCGTGCTAGTAAAGGTCACACGGCGCTCAAGGCTCTTAAAATCCCGTTTCCCTAACAGCTCCCCGACCTCGTTGGCGATTGCGAGGAGCTGAATCACAGAGCGCGAAGTATTGTCCGCAACGGTGCTCGGCTTGGGTACGCCGATGCGGGTGGTTACGTCTTGAACAATACTAAGCAGGGTGGCCATTAGTCG